CCTATTGCTGAACCTATTGCTGAACCTATTGCTGAACCTATTGCTGAACCTATGGTTGAACCTATTGCTGAACCTATTGTTGAACCTATTGTTGAACCTTCTAGTGCTTTTCAAGAGTCTGATATAGAAGAGACTCAGTCTAAACAAGAATCAGAAGAAGAATCAGAACAAGAATCAGAAGAAGAATCAGAACAAGAATCAGAACAAGAATCAGAACAAGAAGAAGAATCAGAACAAGAACAAGTGTCAACCCAAGCATGCACAGACAATGAATTTTCAAAAGAATGTAACTTAATTAAAATTAAAAAAGAATTAAAAGAAGGTCTTTATGAAAATGAAACTGAGAATACTTATTTATATCCTAATTTAAATGACCCAAATTTTAATATAAAAATCGCAACAAAAAAAGAATTTAATGATACGAAATACGATGGAACAATACATTCAAATGTAAAAAAACAGGCTGAAATGTTAAGCACCGCAGAATTTGAATTATCGCCACATCAAGCATTCGTTAAGAATTTTCTTTCTTTTCAAACACCCTATAATAGTTTATTATTGTATCATGGATTAGGAAGTGGTAAAACATGTTCAGCAATTGGTGTCAGTGAAGAAATGCGTGATTATTTAAAACAAATGAATAATGTAAAACGAATTATTATTGTTGCGTCTGAAAATGTTCAAGAGAATTTTCGTCTTCAATTGTTTGATGAAAGAAAACTAAAAGAAAAAAATGGTGTTTGGAATATTACTAATTGTATTGGAAATAAATTATTGAGAGAAATCAATTCCACGAATTTGACAAGAGATAAAATTATATCTGAAATTAATGCTATTATTGACAATTCTTATTTATTTATAGGTTATATAGAATTCGCGAATTTTATTTTAAGAAAAGCAGGCTCTGGTGATTTAAAAATACAAAAAGAACGATTGAAACGAGAATTTGACAATAGGTTGATTATTATAGATGAAGTTCATAATATTCGTGTTACTGACAATACTGAAAATAAAAAGGTTGCCATTAATTTGGAAAAATTGGTAAAATCCGCTGATAATTTACGATTATTGTTATTATCAGCAACACCAATGTTTAATACATATGAAGAAATTATCTGGTTGTTAAATTTGATGAACCTTAATGACAGGCGTTCAACTATAAAACATGAGGATATTTTTGATAAGTTTGGAAATTTTAAGCAAGGTGGAAGAGAGACATTGATACGAAAAGCAACAGGATATGTCTCTTTTGTAAGAGGTGAAAATCCATATACTTTTCCATATCGGGTTTATCCAAAAGATTTTTCTTTGGAAAATACTTTTTTTGATAAAAGAAATAAATATCCAACGATTCAAATGAATGGTGATGTAATTGAACATCAATCACGTTTGAAAATATTAAATATATTTTTGGGTAAAATCGGAACATATCAATCACTCGTGTATAAATATATTACAAACAGAATTAAAAATAAAAAGGATGCGTTGAATATTATACTTGGATATAGTTTATTGCAGCGACCATTAGAGTCACTTATTATGACGTATCCTCATAATGAATTAACAGATGAATCTTTTATTTTATCTAGTTCTATGTCTTCTGTGTCTCCTGTATCTCCTGTATCTTCTGTATCTCCTGTATCTTCTGTATCTTCTGTATCTTCTGTATCTTCTGTATCTCCTGTGTCTTCTGTATCTTCTTCTGTATCTCCTGTGTCTTCTGTATCTTCTTCTGTATCTCCTGTGTCTTCTGTTTTACTTAAAGAAGCATTACCAGAACTATCGTCTTTAAATGAAGCATCAGAACTATCGTCTTTAAATGAAGCATCAGAACTATCGTCCTTAAACGAAGCATCATCATTATCAGAACTATCGTCCTTAAACGAAGCATCACCGGAAGCATCATCATCATCAGAACTATCGTCCATAGAACAAAAAGGTGGTGCAATAAATATGGATGAATTAACAGGTAAACAAGGAATAGAACGAGTCATGAATTTTGAAAATAAATCAAATTATGAATATAAACCACAGATTGAAGAAAAATATGGAAGAATTTTCTCTCTTTCTGAAATTGGCAAATATAGTTTTAAAATTGAAGCAATATTGAATTCTATTATACAATCCAAAGGCATCATTTTAATTTATTCACAATACATTGATGCTGGGTTAATTCCAATGGCGCTTGCGTTGGAAGAATTGGGATTTACCAAATTTGATGGTAACTCTCTCTTAAAAACAAGTCGTCCCAAAATAAATGTAGATACAATGAAACCGGACTCATCAAAAAATAAAAAAACAGCAAAATACGCAATGATTACTGGAGATGTAACATTATCGCCAGACAATATTTCTCTCATAAAAGAATTGACAGATAAGAAAAATAAATATGGAGAAATTGTTAAAGTCATATTGGTTTCAAAAGCAGGAACTGAAGGAATTGATTTAAAATTCATTCGTCAAGTTCATATATTGGAACCTTGGTATAACATGAATCGTATTGAACAAATTATAGGACGTGCTGTTCGTAATTTTAGTCATAAAGATTTACCTTTCGAAGAGAGAAATGTCCAGATTTTTTTACATGGAACTTTATTAGAAAATAAAGAAGAAGAGGCGATAGACTTGTATGTGTATCGCATTGCAGAACGCAAATCAATTCAAATAGGAAAAATAAGTCGCATTTTAAAAGAAACCGCGGTGGATTGTATTGTCAACCATGGACAGACTAATTTCACACAAGAAATAATAAATAATGAAATAAAAGGAGAAATTACACAACATCTTTCAAATGGAATGGAAATGCGTGATTTTAAAATAGGGGATCAACCATATTCATCTGCGTGCGATTACATGAAAAATTGTCATTATAATTGCACCCCATCTGTAGAAATAAATGAATATAATTTAAATGAAGACACCTATAATGAAAATTATATTATGATTAATTCAGAGAGAATTAATCAAAAAATAAAAATGCTATTTAGAGAAAATTTTTTTTATATAAAAAAAAGATTATTGCAATTGATTGATGTTCCTAAAACATATCCTCTTTCTCAAAAATATGCAGCATTAACTTTTATGATTAATAATTCTGAACCTATTATGGATAAATATGACAGAATGGGGTATTTAATTAACATTGGAGAATATTATTTATTTCAACCGAAAGAAATTCTCAATCGTCATGCCTCACTTTTCGAGAGAAGTGTGCCAATTGATTACAAACATAAATCTGTTGAATTTACAATTAAACACGATGTTGTAAAAGAAGTCATTGATAAAAGGCATTTACCTAAAATGGAAACAGAATCAATATCTGAATTTCGTGAATTAAAAAACATTTATGAATCATTTTTGGAATATAAAAGAGATCCAAGTAAAAAAATACCTCGCGATGACAATGACATTTGGTATTTATATTATGGGGTTATCATGAACAAAATGCCTGAATTTTTCGATTTAATAAAAACAGACATGCCAATATCTTCTGAAAAAATGATTGAATACTTCATTGAACATATGTTTGATGTTTTGCCTTTTCAAAAAAAACACAAGGTGTTGAATTATTTATATTTGTTGGAAGAAATGGAAGAAGATAGTTTTGAAATGTTGGCAAGAGAGTATTTTATCAGACATAGCATTACAATTCGTAAATCTAAAAAGACAATGACTGTTATTTTATTATATGACAACTTAAAACAAAAAGAAAATGATGTAGTGTTTGTCTTAAAAAATAAATCCTGGATTGAAACAGAATTAGAGGATAAGAGAGAAATATTAGAAAGTCCAGAAGCGATGAAATGGCAAATTGATAAAGGTCAACTGAGTGATGTAGTTGGATTTATTGGATATGAAAGTAAAAATAAATTCATGGTGTTTAAAACAAAAGATATACGTTCAACCCGTAATTCAGGTGCGAGATGCGATCAAGCTGTTAAACACATACAGGTTGAAAATCTAAATAAAATCATTGGAATTCCGGAATTATTTAACAAGGAAAATACGAAAAAAAAAACCGGAGTTGAAATGTGCATTTTACAAGAAGTAATTTTAAGACATTACAATTCTATTCGCAAAAATGGGAAGAATTGGTTTATTTCAAGCGACATTGCTTTATATAACAAATTTTAAAAATTGAAATAAAAGATTATACTATTATAAAGTATAACAATATGATGAAACAAAGAAACAAAGATGCCAAATTATCAACAATTTATTCAAGATGTTTAATTACGCGAAACGTTGTATTGCCAATTACGTCAATTGGTACAAACATTAGAGAAATAATTAATAAAAAAATTAATGATAATTATGAAGGAAAATGTTTGGTGGAAGGTTTTATTGAGAAAAATTCAACCAAAATTGTATCGCATTCATCAGGATTAATACAGCGTGGAACAAACATTACCTTTGTAGTTGTGTTTGAATGTAATGTGTGTTTTCCAGTTGAAGGCACTCTTATATCATGTATTGCTAAGAATATTACAAAAGCAGGAATTCGTGCTGAAAGTTCGGATGAAATACCTAGTCCGATTGTAGTGTTTATTGCGAGAGACCATCATTATAACAGTGAACAATTTAATG